CAGGGTTGTCGTCACGGTGCGACGGATTGCGCCGGTGGCATTGCCCCAGGTGGGCTTGATCTGATGGCGCGCGGAGCACCGACCATCGAGACGTGCCCGACGTGTGGCGTCGAATTCACGGGCTCACCAAAGCAGCGCAACGGCCAAGGGTCGTGGCGCAAGGAATGCCCGGCTGGTCACTGGCACACATTCACCGAGTTGGCCAGGACGCGCAACACCGAGCGGCAGGCGACCCGGAATGCGGTGATGGCGAAGACCAAGGAAGTCGGCGTTCGGACAGACATCGACGCCATGCGGCTGGCGCTGGCCGCGATGCTGGGCGGCTATGAGCGGTTGCTGGCCACGACGCCGGAGCGATCGAGGCCGGTGATTGCCGGTGCCTTCGGCAAGTCGCCGGAGGTTTGCAAGCAGATCCTGGAGGCGGTTTGAACGCGCCACAGGCACCGCGCTGCACGCTGGCGCGGTTTGTTCCGACGCAGATGGACGTGGAGGACGTAAAACGTGACGGCTGTAACCAGCATCGAATCCTTGTCATCAGCGCCGATGATCCCCGCATTGGCTGGATCGAACGCCAGGTCATCGAGCAGATCGGCGAAAAGCTCTACCGCGATCGGAGATCGTCCCGTGGCTGATCATCACTTTGCCTCGGCCTGGGCAGAGTTCGAGCGGCTGCGCCAGCTTGTCCCGGAGCGCGCCGACTTCCACTTGGCGAATTGGGGGCGGTGGCGCAAGCATGACGTGGTGACCGTCGGCTATGCCGATCATGTTCCCGGGCTCGACAAGGGCATCGGGCGATGCGTGGCGGAAGATGCCAGCGACCACGACTACGAGGCGCACGACGCCTATGCGGCGGAAGTCTGCGACACCATCATCGACGAGTTGCCGCAGATGTACCGGATGGCGATCAGCAACGTCTATGAGGCCAGCGTGTGGCAGTTCCGCAGCACCGCGATACTGGAACAGGCGCTGGTCGATGGCGCGGCGATGTTCTGGCGGGAAGCGGTGAGGCGGGATCTGACGTGATGCAGAAATTCATCCGCTTCATGCCCAAGTACGAAGCCATCAATAGGCTGGCGCGCCTCCTTGGCCTGCCGCGCCCCCCGGTCATTTACAAGCTCGGCGTCAAGCGAATACCGAACACCAAGCGAAGGAAATGGGGCAGGAATGCCGGCCAATTCCCCCATTGACATCCTTGAAACGATAGCGCCATAATCACGCCCGACAAGTTGCGCCCAGAAAAACGAAGCCCGCCCCGAAAGGTCAGCGGGCTTTTTCACGTCCGCGCCGGACGAGGCCGCAAGAGCGGGCAGGCGACGAAGGGCCGGCTGAAGCGCCATGCCGGTGGAGTGGCACACCCAGAGAAGGCCGGTACGCGCGGAGCCGTGGCGCGGTTAGGGGACTCGACTACGTGAAATCTATCTCGATTTAGATGGGCTGTGCGCCTGGGTAGGCGACCGCAGCGAGCCCAAGGCGGTGGGTTCCTTGGGAGTTCGTGGAAGTCCCACCAGCGGGCCTGCTACCGCGTAGCCCATCGCCCTAACCATCAGCCGGCCCGACTGCAAGCGGGTGCCAAACGGCCGCGGCACGCTGTAAGCCGCAAGACTCCTCCTGCGGTCGCGCAAGCGATCGTCTTCGCCTGCCACCACCACGGCGGGTCTTTTATTCCGCGAGGCCATGACTGCTCTGACCGACCACTTCACGCTGGATGAGCTGACGCGCAGCGATGCCGCCGTGCGCCTCGGCATCGACAACAGCGCGCCGGATCGGCTGTGGATGCACCTATTCGTGCTGGCGGTCGGATTGGAGAAGGTCAGGGTGTTGCTCGGTGAGCGTTCGATGCGCATCAGTTCCGGCTACCGCTGCGAGGAACTGGAGCGCGTGCTGTGTGCCAAGGACTTCGCTGCGTGGTGCGGGCGTCATGGAAAGCACCAGGGCGCGCAGGCGTGGGATGAATACTTCGCCCGCAAGGCGCATCCCAAAGCCTATGCAGCCGACTTCACCTGCCCATCGTTCGGCGATCCGCTGGCAATCGTCAAGGCGATCGAGGCCAGCGACATCGAATTTGATCAGTGCATCCAGGAAGGTAGTTGGGTGCATGTCAGTTTTGCACCAACAGCGCGGCGGGAAGTGCTGACCGCAACTTTCTCTGGCGGCACGGCCAGCTACACCAAGGGGGCATGATGGACTGGCTAAAGCAACTTGCTCCGCTATTGGGGACGGCATTGGCGGGGCCGCTTGGCGGCGCCGCTGCCTCATTCATCGCCGACAAGCTCGGGATCGAGTCAAAGACCATTGAGGCGGTTCAGGACGTGCTCGACAGCGGGAAGATGACATCGGAGCAGGTAGCTGGCCTGAAGGTCGCCGAGATTGAGTTCAGACGGTTTCTTGAGGCCAACAAGATCGACCTGGAGCGCATAGCTGCCGCCGACCGTGACGCGGCCAGGCAAATGCAGCAGGTCACGCAATCGAATGTGCCGGCCATTCTGACGTTCATGGTCACGCTCGGGTTCTTCGGCGTGCTCGGACTGATGCTGCACGATGATTCCGTGATCAACTCGCCGCCACTGCTGATTATGCTCGGCAGCCTCGGAACCGCATGGACGAGTTGCATTGCCTTCTGGTTCGGCACGACGAGCGGATCAGCCCAAAAAACCAACCTGCTAGCCCAAGCGGCCCCGGTGAAGTGATGGCATTCGATGTCGCGGCCGAGCTGAAATCCGAGATCGCCAAGGAAGACGACAAGGACCGGCGCACGCTGTTGATGCTGCTGCTGGGGGTGCTTGAGGCCAACATGGAAGGCCTGGCGGCGATCGGGAAAAAGATCGACAACCTGCTGAGTGATGAGCAGGAGCTGCGCACCACCGTGCTCAATGGGCACGCCGAGAACCACGACCGCGATCATGAATTTGTCGGGCTGCTGTTTCAGCACCGCGAGGCGGTTGCCGAAGAGCGCCGCTGGATCCGCGAGCGCATGGGATCCAACTGCGCGGAGGCCTGCGGCTGGGCAGAACAGAAAATGCGCGACGAGAAGGATGCCGCGAAGACGGCCGCTGAAGACGCCAAGGCGGACAAGCGCGCAGCGCGCGATGCGTTGATTCGACTGGTCGTGACGGCCGTGGTGAGTTCGGCCGCATCCATCGCCGGCGTGCTGTGGGCGGTTCGATGAAAACCGCAATCGCGACGAAAAGCCGTCCGGCGGCGAAGAAAAGCGCGCTCGGTACCGCGGCGCGTGAAGTGGCTTTCGCCGAGGCCTACCTGAGCAACAACATGCGCGGTGACCTAGCCGCCATCGCCGCCGGGTACGCACCGACGCACGCCAAGCGCCGCGCCGTGGCCATGCTTGCGCGTCCTACCGTGCAGAAGCTGATCCGGGAACGCCAGGACGAGCTCTCAAAGGCCCATCGCCTGACGACGGACTCCGTAATGGCCGAACTTTCGAAGATCGTGCATGCAGATCCGCGCAAGCTGTTCGACGACAAGGGAACCCTGCTGCCGATCCGGCAGTGGCCTGACGACATGGCCGGCGCTGTGGCGTCGATCGAGGTTGATGAACTGTTCGATGGCAAGGGCAAGGGCCGCAAGTTCATCGGCTACACGAAAAAGGTCAAGTTCTGGGACAAGAACAGCGGCATCGAGAAGGCCATGAAGCACTTGGGCCTGTTCGCCGAGGACAACAAGCAGCGCATGGGCGCGCTGGCCAACCTGCCGCGCGACGTGCTCCAGGCGATTGTAGAGCGGCTACAGGGCGCCGGCGGCGGCAAACTCATCAATGGGCACGCTACCAGGGTTTGAATGGCTTGATACCCTGCCAGAGGAAGCCCGCGCCGCGCTTCTGACGGAGGCACTGGCCGAGCTCTCGCGCGACAAGCTCAAGGACTACAGGCCGTACCCGAAGCAAAGAGAGTTTCACCGCCGTGGCGCAACGCACCGTGAGCGGCTGCTGCGTGCCGGCAACCAGAACGGAAAGACATTCTGTGTCGGCAACGAGTTGGCCTATCACCTGACAGGCGAGTACCCGGAGGATTGGGAAGGCAAGCGCTGGACGCGGCCGATTGTGGCGTGGGCATCGTCGGAAACCGGCGAATCCACCCGGGACAACCCGCAACGCGCCTTGCTCGGGCTGGTCGGCGATGAGGGAACCGGTTCAATCCCGGCACGCTGTCTGGGTGGCGACTACGGCATGGCTGCCGGGGTTTCCGGGCTGTACGACTACATTCGCGTCAAGCACAAGTCGGGCGGCTGGTCGCTGCTGCGCTTCAAGTACTACGCGCAGGGGCAACGGAAGTGGCAGGGCCCTCCGGTCGATTTCGTCTGGTTCGACGAGGAACCGCCCGAAGACATCTACGCGGAAGGCCTGGCGCGGACCATTGCGACACGCGGCATAGCGGCGCTGTCCTTCACGCCGCTGCAGGGCATGTCGGAAGTGGTGCGGCAGTTCTTGGTGGATCCCACGCCGGAACGGTCGGACACCAACATGACGATCGAGGATGCCGAGCACATTCCGGCGGACGAGCGGGCGCGGATCATCGCGAGCTTCCCGGCGCATGAACGTGATGCACGATCGAAGGGCATACCGACGCTGGGCTCCGGCCGGGTGTTCCCGGTCGATGAGGAAGTGATCAAGATCGCGCCGTTTCCGCTCCCGGCGCACTGGCCAAGGCTGTGCGCGATTGACTTCGGCTACGACCATCCTTTCGCCGCGGTCTGGTTGGCCTTCGACAACGACACCGGGACGATGTACGTCACGGACTGCTACAAGATCCGCGAGCAGACGCCGGCGACGCACGCCGACGCCATGAAGCCGCGGTGTGGCGGTGGCGAAAAGCCGTGGATGCCCGTCGCCTGGCCGCATGATGGTCACCAGACCGAGAAGGGCAGCGGCATCGTGCTGCAGCGCCAGTATCGCGATCGTGGCCTGAACATGCTGGCGCACCACGCGCAGCACGCACCGGAAGGCACGCCGGACGAAACCAAGGCCATTCGCCAGTCGGTCGAGGCGGGTGTTCTTGGGATGCTGGACGACATGACCGGGGGCCGCATCAAGGTCTTCGCGCACCTGTCCGACTGGTTCGACGAGTTCCGGCTGTATCACCGCAAGGATGGGCAGATCGTCGCGCTCTACGACGACGTTCTCAGCGCGACGCGCTACGGCTGGATGAGTAGGGCATTCGCCACCGTGGCACCGGTCGAGCAACGGCAGACTAAGCAGCGTGCATACAATTGGCGCTTGATGTAGGACAACAACAGGACACCCATGGGCGATATGCACAACTCGATGATCGAGCAGGGCCAGGAAGGCGGGCGCATCGTGTCTGCATCGGCCCCGCCCTCGTTGATGAAAACATGCTCGAAATGTGGAGTTGATAAGTCGCTCGATGCGTTCGCCAAAAATGCAGCGTGCAAGCAAGGTGTTCGCCCGGACTGTAAACAATGCTGGAACGCGGCAATCAAGGAGTGGAAGAAGGAATACCGGAAGCGTCCAGATGTAGCGACGAAAGAGAGTGCCTACCGAAGGTCACCGGCTAGACAACAGGTGCTACAGCGTCACTCAAAGACTGAAGCCTTCAAAAAAACTCAGCGGGATTGGATTGCCAGGAATCCAGCGAAAAAGAACGCATTGACCGCCACAAGACGGGCGAGTCAGGCACAGCGGACGCCTGCATGGGCCGATCAAAGGTATATCGATCTTTTCTACGAGATTGCCCGACTTGAATCAGAACGCACCGGACGCTGCGTTGAAGTCGACCACATGATCCCGTTGCGCGGGAAGAAGGTAAGCGGGCTTCATGTGGAAAACAATTTGCAGCTACTTTTCAAGGAAGACAACGTAAAGAAGGGGTGCCGGCATGATTGAAACAATGCCGCCCAAAGCAGACGAGGCGGCCGAAATGTCGTCGTCAGAGTTTGCCAATATCATATCAGAGGTACAAGAACAGCCCGCCTGGAGACGCGATGCTGATATTTGTGCCGAATATTATGACGGGATGCAGCTTGATTCCGAGACGCTGGCGGCCATGAAAGAGTTGGGCATGGCGCCCATCATCGAGAACCTCACGGCGCCCACCATCGATGCCGTGCTCGGTCTGGAAGCCAAGACGCGACTCGACTGGAAGATCGCCACCAACGCCGACGAGGATTTCTCCGAGGTCGCCGAGGCGATGAACTACCGGATGAAGCAGGCCGAGTCGGAGTCGATGGCCGATCGCGCGTGCTCGGACTCGTTTGCGGCGCAGACCAAGGTCGGGCTGGGCTGGGTTGAGGTGGCACGAGAGCACAACCCCTTCCTGTACCCCTATCGCGTCGGTTATGTGCCGCGCAATGAAATCTTCTGGGACTTCCGCGGCAAGCGGCCCGACACGCTGGATTGGCGCTATCTGGTGCGCAAGCGCTGGCACGACGTCGATGTAATCGAAAAGACGTTCCCCGACAAGGCCGACATGCTCCGGCTGTCCTGTGCGGGCTGGTCCGGCATGGACCCGACGATGTTGATTGATGGCGGACGCAGCACCGGCCTGGCCATGGATTACGGCAGGGAGCGCGGCTGGACGCATGAGGAACAGGAGTGGCGCGACACCTTCCGCAAGCGCCTGTGCCTGTCTGAAGTCTGGTATCGGCGCTGGATCCGCGGCCATGTGCTGAAGACGCCCGACGGCCGCGTGATCGAGTTCGACCGCAAGAACCGCGACCACATCGAGGCCGTGGCCTACAACCTGGTGCAAGTGCGATCGGCGCTCTATACCAAGGTGCGGCTGGCGTGGTTTGTAGGCCCGCACAAGCTGGCCGACATGCCGACGCCGTACAAGCACGACAAGTTCCCCTATGTGCCGTTCTTCGGCAAGCGGGAGGACATGACGGGCGTTCCCTACGGCCTGATCCGAGGCATGAAGCCGCTGCAGGACGAGATCAACGCCCGCAATACCAAGATGATCTGGTTGCTGGCTGCCAAGCGCGTGACCATGACCGAGGGCGTGACCAAGGATTCACCGGAAACAGTCCGGCGCGAGGCGGCACGGCCCGATGCCATGCATGTGTTGGACGCGCAAAAGCTCGCTCAAGGCGGCAAGTTCGAGGTCGAGACCGATTTCCAACTGAACAGCCAACAGTACAGCGCTCTGGTCGACAAGCGCCAGGCGCTGAAGAACGTCGCCGGCGTCTATGCCTCGTTCGAGGGCAACCAGAAGGGTGTAATTTCAGGGGTTGCCGCGAATACGCTGGTCGAGCAGAGCACGCAGACGCTGGCCGAGATTTTCGACAACTACCAGCTCGCGCGGCGCCAGGTCGGCGACCTGCTGATGTCGCTGATCATCGAGGACATCGGCGACAAACCGACCGAAGTCAAGATCGACAACGAGATCAACGGCGCCAAGACCGTGAGGCTCAACGTGCCCGACGAGCGCGGGCTGCTGACCAACGACGTGCAGCGTGCCCGGCTCAAGGTGGCGCTGTCCGACGTGCCGGGCACTGCCAGCTACCGCCAGCAGCGGCTGACGGCGCTGACCGAGATCACCAAGAGCCTGCCGCCGCAGTATCAGGGGCTGATTCTCGACTTCGTGATGGCGGCGACCGACCTGCCGGAGCGCGCCGAGATTGTGAAGCGGCTGCGCAAGGCCTTGCAGCTTGGTGACCAGGAGCCGCCGAAGACACCGGAAGAGGCGCAGGCCATGCAGGCAGCGCAAGCAGAACAAGCACAGGCTGCGGCGCTCCAGCAGCGCGCCATTGAACTCGACCTTGCCGGGAAAGAGGCTGATAACGCCAAGAAAAATGCCGACGCCCAGAAGGTCTCTGCCGAGGCTGCACGTCTGCAACATGACCTTGAAGCCAGCCAATCCGCTGCATCACCCAGAGAGCAAGAACTTGCCGCGCAACTTCAGCAGATCATCCAGCAGGCGACCGCAGAGCGCGAGGCTATGCAGCAGAGGTTCGCGGAGACGCAGGCCGAATACGAAAGAAATCTGGCAGAGGTCAATGACGCCCTTGCAAGCGCCACGTTGGCAGCCGAGAACAAAAAAGGCGATAGCGAAAGCGCCGTGCGAATCGCGGAAATACAGGCGGACGCAGCGGTTCGCACGGCGGAAGTCGAAGCCGAGGCTAAGGCGCAAGGGGAACAACTGCGAGCCGATCTTGGCAAGCAGATGAAGTCGTTCGGCGACCAGATCGCCGCGGTCATGACTGAGCTTTCCAGCATCAAGAATCAACGCCAGGAAAAGGAAGAAGTTGTCGTTCCGAATATCACCATCCCCATCACTATCGAGCGGTCGAGCGAAAGCAAGACAGGCGTGATGAAGAAGAACAAGGACGGTAGCTACGAAATGCAGGTTCAATCTAACGAGAAAGACAAGGAGTAGCCATGAGCAAATCCAACACCTTCGAAAACGACCTGTTGCTGCTGGTCTTCAACAACACCGACATTGCCCTGATTGGCGATGCGGCGGGCCTGCAGAATTCCGCCACCGCCGGCAGCCTGTACGTCAGCCTGCACACTGCCGACCCGGCCGATGCTGGTGACCAGACGACCAACGAAACCGCCTACACCAACTATGCCCGCGTCGCGGTGGCGCGCAGCGGGGCGGGCTGGACGGTCAGCGGCAACGCTGTCGCCAATGCCGCCCTGGTGCAATTCGCGCAGTGCGGCGTCACCGGCGCCACGCTGACGCACTTCGGTGTCGGCACCGATGCGTCGGGCGCCGGAAAATTGCTGTACTCCGGCGCGCTGACGTCTTCGCTCGCCGTGTCCTCCGGCATCCAGCCGCAGTTCGCGGCCGGCGATCTGGACATCACCGAGGACTGATCGTGTTCGAGAACCACCGCGCCCTGGCTGCCGCGTTTGATGCGGGGCAGTACGGCATCAGCACCTTTCGCAAGGTTCCGAGCGCTACGGCAACTATTGCCGGGCAGTGGTTCGACTACTCCTACGCCAGCGGCAACCCGATCCCCAACTACTACGCCGCCAGCCCGCTGGTGGCCACCGTGCTGGAGCCGGAAAAGGGCATCATCGTGCCGCGCATGAGCGGCACCGACCGGCTCTATCTGCACCGCCTGTCGGTGATGAGTAGTGGCGCCACTGCCGGCGCGCAGCCGCTGTTCCTGCTGGATTACCTGCTGTACTACCCGTTCGTCGACATGGATGCGGCCGGCGAAGAGCAGACGCTGGACAACACCACGCCCCTGCCGCGCTACACCGACGGCATCGGTGTGCAGATGATGGTGGTGGCGCAATCGCCCACCGTCGGCGGCGGGCGCTTCACGATCAACTACACCGGCACCGACGACATCGCCTATACCACGGAAAGCATGTTCTGCGCCGCAGCGCAGCCTTCCGGCGCGCTGGTCTCGGCGGTGGGCGCCACCACCGGCCTCTTGCCCTTCGTGCCGCTGAATGCCGGCGTGCGCGGTGTCAAGTCGGTGAACTGGGTCAATTTCTCGGTGGCCAACGGCGGCTTGTGCGCCGTGGTGCTGGTCAAGCCGATCGAAACCACCTTCGTCCTCGAATCCACCTCCGTGGCGGGCCTGGGCGCGGCCGTGGAAAAAGAATCCTGCCGCCTGCGCGGGGGCATCCCTGAAATCAAGGATGGCGCATTCCTCGGCCTGCTCGGCGCAGGCGCTGCCGGCAGCCTGGCGTCTTCGCCGCTGGTCGGCACCATCGAAACCGTCTGGAGTCACTGACATGGGCTTTACATCGCAAGACGACCTGCTGAACCAGATCACCGTCAACGGCAAAACCGGCCGCATCGACTACCAGAAGACCACCGCGGTGGCGGGTGTCGCCGGCACATGGACGGACCTGGGCACCGCCACCGGCTCCACTCCGGTCGATGCCTACGCCGGAACCTCGCTCACATTCGTGCCGACGGATGACACCTATTCTGGTGGCGCGGTGTATCACGGCGGCGATGTTTCCACCGCCACCAAGCATTTTCTGAACGCCAGCGCCTACGCTTTCGCCGCCGCTGGTGCGCCCTGGGTGCTGATGTGCGTCGATCAGATCGGCTATGTGCCGATCACCGGCGCCGATGTAACCGGCACCACCGGACGCACCATCACCATGACGCCGATCAGTAACACCGCCGCCAAGGTCGACCGCTACGCCAACGGCGTCGGGCTGCGCGCCTACTTCAGCACTGAAGTGGCACCCACTGCCGGCGGCCCGAACCTGACCGTATTCACCTACACCAACAGCGACGGCACCACCGGCAAGACGGCGCCGGCTACGGTCGGCTTCGCCGCCACGCCCGTCACCGGCATGGTGCCGCACAGCGGCAACGCCGCCACGCGCTACGGCCCATTCTTGCCGCTGGCTGTGGGTGATGTCGGCATCAAGGATCTGGAAGGCTTTACCCTGACCGGCGGCACCGCCTACACCGGCAGCGGACAGTTGGTGCTGCACCTGGTGCGCCCGCTGTGGCAGATCCCGATCCCGGCCAGCGGCGTGCTGACCGAGCGCGACTTCGTCAATCAGTTGCCCTCGATGCCGCAGATCAAGGATGGCGCTTGCCTGCGTTTCCTGCTTTTTCAGACGGGTGCCACCACCACCACCAGCCCGGTGCTGGTCTCGGCGGATTGGGCCTACGGCGGATAACTATGCACAAATCAATTCTCGACATCATCAACGACTTTGCGGCGTGGAATGGCAACACCTTCACGCTGGCGGCGTTGATCGTGGCCAAGCAAAAAGAGCTCGACGCCGCGGCCGTGGAAGCCGCCGGCTATCCGGAAGCCGCCGGGGTGCTACGCTGATGGCGCTGATCCGTAACGGGGCTAACGTCCTTTCCAGCCTGTCGCGCTTTACCGTCCAGGCCGGCGCGTATGGCCTGCGCTCGGTGTTCGACACCGGCGGCAAGCGTTTCGCCTTCGGCGCCGGAGAGCACACGGTATCCGGCGTCACCAACCGGGCGGCCAAACCGCATGGCGCGCTGCACCCGATCGCCTGGCAGTTGCCGATCAAGGCCGGCGGCCTGTCGAGCCACAACGAAGCGCAAGGCAGCAGCACCGCCACGCTGTCACTGGCCAGCGGCCGCAACATTGCCGCCACGGCAGACGGCACCAGCACGGCGCAGGCCACGCTGCAGCTCGTCGTCAGCCTGGCCGGCACAGCGGCCGGCAGCGCCAGCGTCAGTGGCAACGTAGTCGCCTCGCTTGCTGCGGCCGGCAGCACCGCCGGAAGCTGCACGGCCGGAGCCACCATTGGCGCGCTAGCCTGGGCTTACGGCACGGCGGCAGGAAGCTGCACCGCGACCTTGACGCGCTACGCCACCGGCCGGCTGTACGGCAGCATCACGCCATTCACCGACCTGTCGCCAGAGAACCTGGCCGCGGCCGTGATCGCCGCCGCGCAAGATTCGCCGATCCACGCCGACGTGCGCAAGGTCAATGGCTACGCCGTCGACGGCAACGGTCAACCCGGCACGGAGTGGGGGCCGCTCTAAATGGCATCGTCCTGGCTCGATAGCTGGGGCGCATCGTGGGGCGATGCGTGGGGGCAGCAGGCCACCGACCCCAACGCCCTGCGCGGTACATCCGCTGGCAGTTGCAGCGTTGACGGCACATTGTCGGCGGTGGCCTGGATCGCCGGCAGCGCAGCGGGCACGAGTACGGCGCAGGCGTATCTGTATCTGGATGGCGCCGTACCGCCAGCGCCGACTTCTGGAGGAAAGACGCGGCAGAAAAGCAAAAAGCCGATCTCCATACGAGAAGCGGCACCAGCCTATCCGTGGTACTCAAAAGACAACCAGAAAAGCGGGCACATTCCCGATGAATCAATCGATATTGAAGCTGATTCAGCCGCCTATGATGGTGTCGGGACTACTGCGCCCGACAAACAGCGAGAGGAATCGGACACTGCGCACGCGGTGCATCTTCTCCAAAGCATCAACGAGGCAAGCAACAGCCTCCTTTTGACAAAGAAGGCTCTCACCGAGATTACCAGTGCCTCAGCGCTCAAGGCGCGACAACGCCAGGATGACGAGGCGGCCATGTTGGCGCTATTCGTCATGATGACTGACGACGATTAGAGATTCGATTTACCACGCACGGCCAGCGATAAGGCCACCAAGAGCAGGCCGCCTTCGGGCGGCTTTTTCGTTTCAGACACCCTCCTACGCAGCCCAGCGACACGGGCCGCGGCGAATACCCGCGACGGAGAAACAGCGATGCAAACCCCTGCAGCAGCACCAGCAGCACCCAGCAGCAGCACGAACTTTGCGGCAAACCCTGACTTGCTGGCCAACATGAGCGAC